CTATGGCAACAGAAACTAATTGATACGGCAATCATAGTTGCACCCAAAGGTGTATATATGAATTGGAAAAACAATGAGATACCAATTCATTTACCCGATGACATGGATCCCGATATATATTTATGGAAAGCTAGTGCAACAAGAAACGAAAAGAAAAAATTAAGCGAAGGTGTAACCAAGCGAGATAAGTTTAGAATATTATTAATGAATGTAGAGTCATTCGTTACCAAAAAAGCACCCGTGTTCCTTGAATCGTTTACCCACAGAAGTGAATTTATGTTAGCGATTGATGAGTCAACAACAATCAAAAACATGAAAGCGAAACGTACAAAAGCAATAATGAAATTTGGGGGAACTGCCAAGTATAAAAGAATACTAACGGGTTCTCCGATAACACAATCGCCTTTGGATTTATATTCACAGTGTGCTTTTCTAAATTCAAAGCTTCTTGGATATGATAGCTATTGGTCTTTCCAAGGACGATTTGCCATAGTTAAACAACAGAGAATGGGCAATCATAGTTTCAATCAAGTTGTTGGCTATAAAAATTTGGAAGAACTAACACAGAAACTAAAACTGTTTGCTCACAGAACAACCAAGAAAGAAGCCTTGGACTTACCCGATAAAATTTATACAACACGGCAAGTTGATTTAACATCAACACAAATAGATCAATATATAAGTATGAAGAAAACATCTGTCATCTTTTTAGAAGAAGGAGACATGGTTACTGCACCCGAAGTTATGACAAGACTTCTTAGACTACAACAATTGCTTTGTGGATACCTTGTGAATGATGATGGAGAGACAGTAGAACTTGCCAACAACAGAATAAAAGTAATGATGGAAGTCATTGAAGAAATGGATGGCAAAGTAATTATATGGTCAAGGTTTCGTTACGACATAAAAAAGATTAAAAATGAATTAGCTAAAACCTATGGATCGGGTGCCGTGGTCACTTATTATGGCGACACTTCCCAGGAAGATAGAGACTCGGCAATACATAACTTTCAAACAAATCCAGAAACGAGGTTTTTTGTCAGTAATGCACAAACGGGGGGCCGTGGTATAACATTAACGGCTGCCTCAAACGTAATTTATTACTCCAATGATTTTAACCTGGAGTCAAGAAAACAATCAGAAGACAGATGTCATAGAATAGGTCAACACAAACCCGTGCTTTATGTTGATTTAGTGTGCCCCAATACAGTTGATGTACACATCGTTAAGTCCTTGGTACAAAAGGATAAAATAGCAACCAAAACATTAGGAGAGGAAGTATTAGAATGGTTAAAAGTATGAGATCAGAGAAACTAACGGGAACAGCTGGAGAACTTTTTACGGCTTTTGAACTATCATTGCTCGGTGTTCATTGTGATCTCGTTAAACAAGACGGGACAGATATCATAGCAACTAAAGGGCATGGTCTTCCTATGGCTTTAAGAATAGAAGTAAAAACATCTACACATACTAATGAAAGATATAAAAAAAATACAGCTGGAGTAGGTGTTGGAAAGCAGTATAGTTTTACAACGAGTAAAGGTAGTCCTAAACGAGCTTATACAAAAGAAGATTGTGATATAATAGCATTAGTTTGCTTACCCGAGAGAAAAATACAATTTCTTCCCGTAGGTATGTGCCGTGGTGTAACTAAAAAAATACATAAAGATGCATTCATCAATGATCCAAAGATTACGGCAAGATCATGGAGGTTTGCAGTTGAGAGATGTCTTTACGAAAGCAGTTTTGCCATACAACAATGTGAGGCAAATTTAGAGCCAAGTCATCCGTTAAAAGAAGCGATATAAAAATAAATAAGAAATTATTTGACATTATATTAAATCTTAGGCATAACAATTAAAAGGGAGAATCAAATGGATTCAGAAAAATGGAAATCAGTAGCAGTACCAATTAAAACTTGGAACATGCTTAAAGAATTGTCGCAAGACAATGATCGGTCAATAGGTGGTCAAATTTCTTTTCTTACAAAGCAAGAATATTTGTGGAAAAAGAGTCAGACAAATTCTATTGACAATATACAAGCTAGGGGTTAAAACCTTAGAACCAAATACCGAAGGGTATAAACTTTAATCAAGAAGGAGAGAAAGATGAGTGATGTGTTTTCACTGTTTGAAGAAGAAGCTGCCAACCCTCAAGCATTTGACAAGGTTGGAGAAGATAGTACTAAAAGATTATCTTCACTTATAAGGCAAACTGTTGACTTAGATAAACAAGTCAAAGATGCCGAAAAATACTTGAAAGACTTACAGTACAAGAAGCGAACTATTGATGAGGAGGACATACCTTCATTAATGGAAGAGCTTGGTGTACAAAGTCTGACAGTAGATGGTAACAAAGTCTCCGTAGAAAAATTTGTATCAGCAAGAATTCCTGAAGATAAGAAGGCAGAAGCATTTAACTTTCTGCGTTCTATTGGCGAGGCTGATATAATTAAGAACGAAGTCGTTGTTCAATTTGGGATGGGTCAAGATAATGTAGCGGGGGCCGTGCTTGATGATTTATCAAAGCAAGGGCTAAATCCTGCCCAAAAAACCCATATACACCCAATGACTTTAAGGACATGGATAAAGAACAGAATCGAAGATGGTCAAGAGGTCGATTTCGATACGTTTGGAGTTTATGTTGGTAACCGTGCAAAGATTAAAGGAGGTCAGTAATGTCCCAAGCAGTAGCACAAAAAGCAAAGACAGAAGTAGCAGTATCAGATTTATCTTCATTACTTGAAGAGGAAGCTGGTGCTGGTCTTGAAAACTTCACAACAGACGATATGCAAATTCCTTTTATAAGGATACTACAAGCACTATCGCCACAATTAAACAAGCAAGACAGTATGTATATGAAGGGAGCCGAACAAGGCGACATCTTTAATACTGTGTCTCAACAAGTCTTCCGAGCAGAAGAAGGAATAATTGTTGTACCTTGTTTCTTTGAAAAGAAGTTCCTGGAGTTCGCCCTTAGATCAAGTGGTGGTGGTTTCATAAGAGAACTATCTCCCGATGATAAGGACATAACTTTAACAACTCGTGAAGGTGCGGCAGAAATTCTGCCGTCTGGTAATGAGTTAGTTAGGACTCATCAACATCTCGTGCAAGTGATGGATCCCGAAACTAAGTTAAGTTCTCCAGCAGTTCTTGATATGAAGAAGACACAGTTAAAAGTCTCTCGTAGATGGAACACTATGAAGAATGGCATAAGACTACCTTCGGGTAAGCCTATGCCTCTCTATGGAACTGCATGGTCTATTAAGACTATTGCAGAAAGCAATGATCAAGGTAGTTGGTATAACTACAAGGTTGATCGTGTAACTGAGATGACAAAGGAACTAGAGGCTATGATGTTAGAGGCTAGGACTATGTATCAAAGTTTTAGAAAAGGGGAAATTAAAATGGCTGCGGCTTCTGCCGATGAAATGTCATCAAGTCAGAAGGACGAAGAAATACCGTTTTAATTAACTGAGCCGTGGCTATGTCCTCCAAGCCACGGCTCTTTTTTCTATGGAGTGAAGAGTGAATTTAGCAGAAGAATTAATGAAAGCCTTTGAAGGTTTTCGATCAGCACATGGTCAGACAGAAGTGTCAACTCAACGAATGGCTGGTAAACAAAAAGCAAAGTCTTACATTGTAAGAAATCCATTAACACTTGAATTAATGCAAAGACACATCGATGGTAAACAAGGTGTCGGTGCTATACCAATCAATGAAGATAACAAGTGTAAGTTTGGTGCTTTAGATATAGATCAATACCCTCTTGATCATAATGAATTAATAGATAAATTAGAGAAGTTCAATGTTCCGTGTATCGTGTGCCGTAGTAAATCTGGTGGTGCACATATATTCTTTTTCTTTGAGGAGTGGATGAATGCGAGCGATTTTAGAGACAAAGCTGCTGAGATTTCTGCAGCACTTGGGCATGGTCGGTGTGAAATATTCCCAAAGCAAGAACAAGTTCTTGTCGAAAGGGGCGATGTGGGTAACTTTATTAATTTACCGTACTTTGATTCCGAACAGACTTTCCGTTATGCGATCCTCAAAAAGGAGGGAACGTATAAGGATGCTTCGTTACAGGAATTCATTGAAGAGATACAAAAAGTCAAAACGAATCCGAAAGATTTCTTAAAGATACCAATCGGTGGGGCAGTCGAATTATATCCTAACTATGTTCCGTGCTTACGTTCATTAATGTCAATAGGTATATTCGAAGGGGGGAGAAACCGAGCTGCCTTTCATCTTGGTGTTTTCTTACAAAAAGCTTTTCCCGAAGATTGGAAATCTAAATTAGAAGAGCATAATGCAAAAGACTTTACACCACCTCTTACGGCATCAGAAGTTGTGGCAATACAAAACACATTAGAAAAAAAAGAATATCAATACTTATGTAAAGAAGAACCTATGTCTTCTCATTGTAATCAAGGAGTATGTAGAACTTTAAAGCATGGTATTGGTGTTGGTTCTATGCCTACAATAAGTGGACTATCTGTTATCTTATCGGAGCCAAGACTATGGTTCGTGGATATAGGTGGGAGAAGACTTGAGTTAACAACAGATGAATTACAAACTCCAAGACTATTTCAAAGAGCATGTATGGAACAATTAAATTTCATGCCCCCGAAGTTAAGAGATAATCTTTGGGAAGAACAAATCAATGGACTATTAGAGAACTGTAATGAAATCAATGTACCCGAAGAACTTACATACAAAGGACAGTTTATATCTTTGTTAGAAACTTATTGTACGGGTCGAGTACAAGCACAAACCTTCGAAGAGATTATGCTAGGTAAACCATACACCGAGGCAGAAGAAAATAAGACTTACTTTAGGCTTGAGTCTTTAATGGAGTTCATGAGACAGAAAAAGTTTGATGTTTATACAAGAGCACAAGTGCAAGAAAGATTGAAAGAAATAAACAGTGGAGATAGTTCTATTGTAAAAAGATTTAAAACATCAACGGGAAACTCTAAAACAATTCGTGTTTGGAGTATACCAGAATTTGTGTCAGAAGTAGAAATAGAACCCGTAAAGATAGAAGCAGGTGAGGCACCATTCTAATGGAAGTATTAATAGCTTTTTGTATTGTATTGGTTGAGGCACCTAGAATAGATGGTGGTAAGTCAATATGTGGTTTTTATGAACCTAAAGTTGAGTTTAAAAGTAGACAAGAGTGTATGGCAGATAAAAAATTAATAGAGGACTATGTTGTTGAAGAGGCTTGGAAGATTCATCCCAAGGCAGTACGAATATATGCGAAAGGGATATGTGGAGAGTAATGGAGACAGTAATTTTTGGACCCCCTGGCACGGGAAAAACAACAACCTTAATTGATATAATTAAGAAGAGCATTCAAGATGGAATGGATCCTACTAAGATAGCTTTCATGTCCTTTAGTCGTAAGGCTGCGACTGAAGCCAGAGACAGATCTGCTATTGAACTTGGTCTAGATATAAAACAGATGCTTTACTTTAGAACATTACACTCTCTTGCTTTCACATGGCTAGGTTTAGAAAGTAAAAGAGTGTTTAAAGGTTCTGATTATAATGATCTTGGTAAGCTTGTTGGCTTAGAGTTTAGGTCTGCTCCGACAGTTAGTTTAGAAGAAGGACCTTTGTTTCAAATAGGAGCTGGTGGGGATAAGTATATGTCCATTATACAGATGGCTCGTGTTAGAGAAGTATCTTTAGAACAACAGTTTAATGATGCTTGGGATCACACATTACATTGGCAAGAGTTAAAAAATTTAGACAAAGCATATCGTGATTATAAAGATGCTAAAAATAAATTAGACTTTGTTGATATGATTGAAAAATTTGTAGCACAAGGAACGTCTCCTAAGTTTGATTTACTTATAATAGATGAGGCACAAGACCTAGCACCTCTGCAATGGAAGATGGTTAAAGAAGTATTAGTGCCTAATTCAAAAAAGGTTTACTACGCTGGAGATGATGATCAAGCTATATACACTTGGATGGGTGTAAAGGTTTCTGACTTCTTAAATGCATGTGACGATAAATTATTCTTAACACAATCGTTCCGTGTACCGAGTACCATTCACAAATTCTCACAAGACTTAATAAAAAAAGTAGCTACCAGACAATCAAAAGTATGGCAACCCGCCAAAAAAGATGGCACCATAACATGGCATCGAGATATACTTGATGTAGATTTAACTAGTGGCGAATGGTTGGTACTTGCGAGAACTAATTACATTACAAATAAAGTCTGTAATCGTCTCAAAGAAGACGGGTATCTCTATTGGAGAGAAGGCACTGGTTGGTCTATTTCCCCAAATGTTATTAACGGAATAGAGGTATGGCTTAAACTATGCAAAAACCAAAACTTGTCTTCAGCAGAACTGAAGAGCTTTGCGAAAATATTGAACCCGAATATTATTTCCAAATCTGGGAGAAAGTCACTATCGTCCCTAGATGCAGAACGAACTTATACTCTAGACGATATTTTAGAGAGTTGCAGTTTGAGCGTTACACACGAGACACCGTGGCAAAAAGTCTTGAAAGTCTCGGATCAGGAAGTAGCATACATAATGTCAGTGAGGAGACGAGGGGAGAGGATACTGACGGGGACTCCGAGGATTCGGATATCGACAATTCACAAAGCCAAAGGTGGAGAGGCGGATAACGTAGCTCTACTACTTGACTCAACCAAGGCCTGTGTTGAAAGCTTAGATCAAGATTCTGAAATAAGAACTTTCTATGTGGGAGCAACTCGTGCTAAAAAAACATTGCACTTAATCGAATCAACAGCATTAAATAGGTTTAACATATGAAAAAAGATAGAGAATTTTTTTTAAAAGAAGCAGAGAAACTAATCAATGGACAGAGAGCCAAGGAGTATGGACCTGCTAAAAAGAACCATCAACGTATAGCCGATATATGGACTATACTGTTAGATAAAAAATTAAATGGTGCAATCACTCCAGAGGAAGTTGTGGCTTGTATGATAGGAGTCAAGGTAGCTCGTCTCGCTGAAGATATTTCAAAAGACGATTCTTGGACAGATGTTATCGGATATGCAGCTTTAGGTGGAGAAATAATAAATGACAAATCATGATCAATATCACTTACTAGATCAAGATATTAAAGATGTTTCGTGGGGCAACGTAGATTCTGATTGGGAACCACCTCAAACACTTCCAGATTTAT